TTGGTAAGTCTCGCCAAGCTTTTGCCAAGTACCCAACCGCATATTGGGTACAGCGCTCCAAGACTGCCACTGGTTGGTGGGATCTCTACAACCGTGAAGAGACAGTGATCCTCGACGATTTCTATGGCTGGTTGTCTTACGATTTTATGTTGCGCCTGTGCGATAGGTACCCTCTTCTTGTGGAAACGAAAGGAGGACAAGTACAGATGCTCGCCAAACGAATCGTCATCACTAGCAACAGGCCGCCTAATGCTGTTTGGAAAAACGACGACATCACCAGAAATATTTCTTCCTTCCTGCGGAGAATTACGCACTTGTGGTGGTTCGATCGCCCGAAAGCTCAGCCAACTGGCACTAGGCACTACCCAATCTGTGTGCTTAATGATGCCTTCCCTGAGTCTTGGGACCGTTTCTTGGAAATGATCACCGACTTCACCAGACCTTCATTCACTTCAACTTATGAATAGAGAAGCAACCTACCACTGCTTCTTTTGCTACGTTCATTTTTATGAATAAAACCCTTCAATCACAAATTGAGTGCCTTTTGAAATGCGTTTCTACCGTCGCAGTGGATTTAGACGCTCTGGCTTTAGGAGAGGATTCTTCAGAAGAGGATATCGTCGCACTATGCGACCTCGCAGACCGCTTGGCCATCTTGCTAGAAGGACTAGACAAACGACTATCAAACGTTTGTTCCCCAAATCGCTGACTCTCAAGTTGGTCTATCATGACCACATTAATGTTACAGTCGCTCTCGGCCTTGGAACGTACACTTTCAGAGGCAATTCAATCTACGACCCAGATGAGACAGGAACTGGCCACCAACCTATGGGGATTGATAAGTTCAACGATGTTTACGACTCGTACTATGTTCGTGCTTCTGGAATCACCATTACTGCTTATACCAACAAGACCCTTACAAACGGTGTGGAATGGCCTGCGTTTTTTGTTGCTCCAATGGATACGTCTGGTACTCTTATTCCTTCTGACGCTACTGCCAGCAATTTAAAGGAGAATAATATTGCCAAGTGGACACACCTCCCACTCGCAAACTCAGGAACCTCAAAGACGAGTGCTAAGATAACCCATTATGCCACTACTGCCTCAGTTCTTGGAGATGCAGACACTGATGCCTCAGATTATCAAGGGTTGATTGGAAATACAGGTTCAGGTTCGAATCCTTCTCAACAATGGTACTGGAATATCACACTCCAGGATCCTCAAGTAGGAGTAGCTACCTATGGCTTGTTCATGGATGTTAAGCTAGTCTATTATGTTACTTTGAGTGAGAGAGTTCTCATGGCACAATCTTAAATAAAACCTGCTTAGGGTTAGGGTTACGTGAAATTAGGGTTATTAAACCTAGGGTTAAGGTGCTTAGGGTTAGGGTTACGTGAAATTGCAGCTAGGGTTAGGGTTAGGGTTTGGAAGGTGTAGCTAAGGGTTCAGGGTACTTGCTACTCTGATTTCAGCGGTCAGACCATAGCTGGGGCGTGCCCCCAGCTATGGTCGCGGGTGAACGCTCTTATATTACACACGCGCCGGGTACAGCTGAGATTAAACATTGCTACAAAGTGGGGGTTCAGTATTACCCCCCACCTCGTATCACACACATCCTTTCCCACTGATTTCAGTTATCACATGGCAACTGCCATTCTTCCGGGCGTGAACACGCCGTGATCACAACCCGTTGGAGCCGTGCAGGGCACGGCGGAAGCGGGTTTGCGTGAAAAAATTTTTCGGGTAATTAAACGGATACTTTCGGGTAATTAAAATTACGCCCACCCTACCAACCAAAAATCGTAGTACTATTTTGCATTCTTTCGTTGCTATGAATCGTGCGTGGTGCTTCACTCTCAACAACCCCAAAACTCTTCTGGATTTTGACGATGCTGTTTTTACTGCACTTCGCTATGCAATATATCAAGAAGAAACAGGCGAAAGTGGAACTCCTCACTTTCAAGGGTATTTGGAATTCAGGACGCCAAAACGACTGGCCGCGCTCAAAAAAATGATCCCCCACGCTCATTTTGAACCACGAATGGGAACTCGCGAGCAGGCCAAACAATATTGCGAGAAAGAAGAAGGACGAGTTGGCGGACCATACGAATGGGGACTATTCGAAAATGGAGGCCAAGGCGCACGCTCAGATCTTGCTGCTGTTTATCAAATGGTTAAAGAAGGTAAACAAGAAGTTGAAATTTTGGATTCTCATCCAGGATCCTACATTCGCTACTTCCGTGGAATTGAACGCGCCATCACCTTGCAATCCACCAAACGCGATTGGCCAATGGAAGTCCATTTCTACTTTGGAGACACAGGAGTTGGTAAGTCTCGCCAAGCTTTTGCCAAGTACCCAACCGCATATTGGGTACAGCGCTCCAAGACTGCCACTGGTTGGTGGGATCTCTACAACCGTGAAGAGACAGTGATCCTCGACGATTT